TCATTCGATGACGATCTGTGCGCGCTCACCTCGATCACCAACGGCGACGGCACCGCGATCAGTCTGTCGGACGTTGCGCTATTACCACTCAATCGCCGACCCGCGTATGCGGTGACGTTGACATCAGACACCGTGGCATGGGTCTACTCGGGATCGTCGCCAGTCGGGAAGGTGTTGGTCACTGGCAAGTGGGCGTATAGCCTGACCGCACCACAGGACATCTACGAGGCGACCCTGTCACTGGCGGAACACCTGTACAAGAGTCCCGACACGAGCGCATACACCGCGGCGGTCATGAGCTCGGACGGCGTCCCGCAGATGCCGCCCGGCATTCCGTCACGAGTGAACAAGGTGATCGCGACATACGCGAGGAGGGTGTCATGAGCTGTCAGCTCGTCGCCATCGTCGACGCGGTCGCGGCGTTGAGTGTCTCACCAATCACCCGGGTACTACGAGGGACCACGCTCAAAAACTCCATTGCCTCGGCTGACGTCCCGCTTCGGATCATCTCCGCGGTCGGGATGCGTTCGTCGGGGATGAAGCCGATGAGTATGACCTCCAGCCCGCTACTTACTGCACTATGGTCGGTGACCGACCTGGCACTCATTCGGCCCGCGGGGCTGGGTATGGGTCTGCGGGATGTTGCGTTCGGAATGGAACAATACATGGCGACCTATACCGACGTGATGCGGGGTCTACGGTCGACCACGTGGTCCCTGGACGACACACAGTTCGCGGCGCGCGTGGTCGAGTGGCCCACACAGTCCGGTTCGTGGTTCGATGCAGTCGTCGTCACCCACGTCATCAAAGAGATCGTTCAATAGGAGCACATCATGCCACAGACAACAGCAGCAATTAACGGGGTCGCCTCGACCGTATCAATCAAGGTCGGGAGCGGCGGAACGTACGTCGACATCAGCGGATCGACTCAAAGCATCGACGCAGCGACCGCAACCATCGCAAGCAGTGACACCCCCACGCTGGGATCGCCCCGTGCGTTGATTCTTTTGGGGAACTTTGAACCTACTGACGTGACAGTAAACATTCTGTATACCGAAGTCGCAAGCACCGAAGCATTTTTGATTGTTGAAGGTGCGTTCAAAAACAAAACACAGGTAACTCTCAAGTGGTTGCCGAAGGGTACCGGAGCAGGGAACAACACTATCGAGACTATGGATATCGGATACATCACGTCTCTCGACTATCCAGCAATCGACTCGACGAGTGCTGACGCAATCATGGCCAGCTTCACCGTTCGGTGTCCGGGAATCACCTACACCGACGTCGCATAGTAGGGCGTGCGGTCATGGTGGGGCGTGACCGCGTGCCAACCTCTAGCCCCACCCATTTTTATACAGGAGCATCCCCCACATGCAATACACCATCGACGACAACAAACTCACGATCGGCGACCTGATTAAACTACAGACCTCGAACAGCGACATCGCGATCATGGTCTCGATTTTGCGCAAATGCGTTGAGGTCGAGAACGGCGAATTCGAGGACGTGCCGGCTAAACACTTCCCCGTCATCGTCAAGACGATCATGGCGTCGCTCAATCCACCAATGGGAAACTAAAGACGGCGCTGGCCGCTCACCTGTGGGTCGGCGAGGCGGCGCCAATGCAATATATTCGGCTCGTTATGTGTCGCGACGTGTACCACTGCACCCCGGCGCAACTCGAGGAGGTACCCTGGCGGACGATTCAGGAGGATTTGTTTATGATGGGCGTCGAGCGGTCGGTACAAACGCGTCGAGGTAAAAAGTAATGGCTGAAGAGACGGTATTGATCCGATTCAAATCGGATGACGAGGTCAGCAAAACGACAAAGGCTGTGAACGACGGGCTCCAGAATGTCGGCACCAACGCCGGCAAGGCGAGCTCGTCATTCTCGGGCATGGGGTCGGTGATGACTGGCGTGATGCAGGGGATCGGCCAGGGCCTGATCGGGATGGCGTCGCAACTCGGGGGCAAGGCGATCAGCGCGGTCACAGACTTTGTCGGCGGTGCGATCGAGGAGGCGACCGCATGGAACTCGGTATTCGCACAGACCCAGGCGGTCATCGAGTCGACCGGTGGTGCCGCTGGCATCACTGCGGAAGAGATGGCGAACCTCGCGACAAACCTCAGCGCGTCCGAGGGCGCGTCGTTATTTTCCGATGATGCCATCCTCGGGGCCCAGAACGTCCTCGCGACGTTTACCAACATCGAGGACCTGCAGTTCGCGGGAGCGACCGAGGCGATCCTCGACATGAGCCAGGCGCTGGGGATGGACCTGGATTCGGCAGCGATGCAGGTCGGCAAGGCGTTGAACGACCCGATCAAGGGTATCGCGGCACTGTCTCGGTCTGGCGTACAATTCACCGCCGATCAAGAGGCCATGATCAAGGCCATGGTCGAGACGGGCAACGTCGCCGGAGCTCAGGAGCTCATGCTGGCGGAACTGAATACCCAGTTCGGCGGATCGGCGGCGGCCGCGGTCAACACCTACGCAGGCCAGCAGGTCATACTACAGGAGAAAATGGCGGGCATCCAGCAGACCCTCGGCGAGGCGCTCATGCCGCTGATGATGCAGTTCGGGACATTTATGTCGGATACCCTGGTACCAATCCTGGCGGACGTGGTCGGCGGTATCGCTGACTTTATCAACGGGATGAACGAATCGGGTACCGCGTCGAGTATTTTCGACACGCTACGGAACGCGATCGCCGCGGTCCCGGGAGTGCTGGCGCTTATGGGGTCGGGCCTGCAGTCGGTGGGCTCGTTTTTGCAACCGTTGACCGACGCGTTTACGAACTGGGCCGGCGTCGTTGTTCCGGCGATCACATCAGCGGGCAGTGCAATCGCGGAATACCTCGGTAGCCCCGCGGTGCAGGGATATTTAGCATCACTACAAACCGCGTTTACTGCACTGGCGACGTTGATTATGGACGTTGTCGTATTGGCGTTTAATATGTCTGCCATCGCTTGGCAATACCTCAGCGAAGCCTTTACCATCGCATGGCCATACATCAAGACGGTGCTTGACACGTTCTACTCGTTGGCAACCATTGTCATGGGAGCGGTGACGGGGATTCTTACCGCATTGTCTCAGGTCGTCAAGGGTGATTTTGCAGGAGCTTTCGAGACGATGAAAAAAACCGTCGGCACTGCATTAGAAAACCTATGGGGATTTTTTACCAAGCTCAAAACCAACCTGACGACATTCTTCGACGAGGTCAAACCCGAGGTCATCAAACTCGGGACGACGATGATTCAGGGTATCGCCGACGGCATTAAAAGCGGTGCGTCCTGGATCAAGGACGCACTGCTGGCGGCCGCTCGCGATGCGTGGTCAGCGGTGACGGCGTGGTTCAGTGGCCAGGGTGCAGACAGTGGCGGCGATGGTGGCGAGGGTGGCAACGATACGCGCGGACGATCTGCGACGGCTGGCGGCCGCGTCAATTCAAACGGGGTCGTCTATAACCTAACCATGCACGCGTCATACGCTGGCGGTCAGTCCGAATCGTCCCTTATTAATGACGCACGTGCCTGGATGATGACGCTGGGGGCGGAATAATGATTCTACAAATGATACGCGGATCGTACACCTGGCAATTCAACGTAGAGAACGGCGGCTACTCGGGCGCGACGGTGTATGTCACCGGGGCGATCAACTGGGGCGAACCGCCGATCACCCGCATCACGCAGCGCGGACCGTTCGAAGATGGCGACACCGACATCGACTATCGCATCAATCCTCGCGTCATCAATCTCCCCATCATCGTACCGGCGTCTTCGTATGACGAAATGATGAACGAGCGCGAGAAGCTGATGCAGATGTTCAAACCGGGGAACGATACCATTATCCTCGAGCACATCATCAACGAGACATCGGCGCCAGCGTTTCAGATTCGCCGACGGATCGCACTAAAGGTCGCCGGCGGTCTGCAGATGGATACGCTCCCGGGCGAGTTCAACATCCGCACGGTCGTACAACTACGGGCAGCCGACCCGACCTGGTACGATGCCAATCAGAAAACGCTACAACTGACGAATACCATATTCGGTACACCGACACCGTATCCGAAACCGTACGGAGTGCCGTATGGATCGTCATCGATTGATAACTTTCAGACCGTGGCATACTACGGTACGGTGGTGACGCGTCCGATCATCCAGGTGTACGGACCCGTGACGAATCTGTTCGTCGTCGACGGTCTGGGGCATCAAATCAGCCTTACACAACCGGTACCGAACGGGGACATCTGGACCATCGACCTCCGCGACGGCTACAAGACCATTGTCGACCAAAACGGTGTCAATAAATTTTCAGCCCTCAGTATCGACAGCGATATTATCAACTGGGGCATATTTCCCGAACCTATCATCCCGTACGGCGCAAACACGATCAGCGTCAGCGGCACGAGCTCGACGGAAATCACGACAGTCAACGCGCTATACTACGACCGATACGCTGGCATTTAAGGAGTATCTACAATGACTGAACAATCCATCGGTATGGAAACGGGAACCGGTACGCCATACGGCGACGGAAATGTCGGGACCGGCTACGCATCGACGCGGATGGTCGCGATGGAAACGAAAACCCTCAGCGATGGCGTACTGCAGACCGGGTCGCTGTTGACGATGACCGGCAACGGCACGAACACACTGTCGATCGCAGCCGGGGCCGCCATCGTCGGCGGTTATTTCTACGAAAACACATCATCGAAGTCGATCGTCATCACGTCGCTGGCCAATGGCACCTACAACGTGGCAATTCTAGTAAACTCCACCACGGGCACGCTGACCGTCTCGCGATCCGTGTCGGGTACGACCGTCCTCGCCAAAACCGTCCGACTCGTGGTGGCTACTGATGCGATGGTGTCGACTTGGATATCGGCAGGGTATTCGTATCTGATCCTCGGCACCGTACAGGTCAGCGGGGCGGTTATTACCGCATCGGGAATCACTCCGACATATGCCATGTATGGTACAACCACCCAGCTCCCATACCAGGCGTACGCGTCGATGAGTGGAGGTATCGCTACGCTGGCCCTCGCCAACACCTCGTACGATCTATCAAGTTTTTCCACACCAACAACATCGGGCGAGGGCCTGATCGTTGCTGACAACATCAATAACACAATGACTGTAAAGCGTGCGGGCCTGTACCTTGTAACCGGATTTTGCGCATTCTCATCGGGCACCACGGGGAATCGTCTAATCACAATAAATGTTAATGGGACGAACGTATCATCGACACGTATCGCAGCCGCCGGCGTCTCGAGTCAAACAGTAACACAAACCGCGCTCCATGTATTGGCGGCATCTGACGTTATTAAAATTACCCTGCAGACATCCCTCGCGGGTCAGTCTGCGGCGAGTGGCCTATTCACCGTGGTACGAGTGTAATCATGGCGCCGACGTCATTTTTTACATTGTACGAATCAGACGGCACGCCGATCGGGATTATAAACCCGCTCAGCTATTCAGTGGCGCACCAGGTGAACTCGCCGTCGGTCCTCGTGCTAACGTTCGACCTACGCACCGCAATCGCGGCACAGGTCGACATCGAGTCCATCGTGCGCATGGTACGCAGCGACCCTGAGGCGGGTATGAACGCGTACGAGGAATTCGTCGGGGCGGTGCGCAAAACCCGACGCAGTTACGGCGTGAATCCGATGATGGAGATCGTCGTCGTCGACGCCATGCGCATCCTACAGGACCGCATCGTCGCATGGTATCCGAACCTTCGCGGCGTATCCTGTTTTATGCCGTCATTTTATCCGACGGCGTCGTCGATTATTTGCAACCTATGGAACTACAACGTCGGGAGCGCAGCCAACGGTGCACCGCCATTTTTGACCGCTGACCTCGGTCGTCGATACGCGTCGAATCTGTCTCGATGGACCGACGGCCGACTAACGGGTGCAGTCAGTGCGACGGACTCGGGGATCGGGACCGGCTTCGCGCTGGCATGTTCGGGCGAGAACGTCCTCATCACGATGCAGAAGGTCGCCGACGTCGCCTCTATCGATTTTGCGGTGCGGTTCGATATCGCCGCAATGTCGTATACACTCTTCTACGCGCTCACCCTGGGAGCCGACCGAACCGCGGTCGTCAAAATGACACAAGCGAACAACACGATCGGGATGTTCGAGTACACCACGGACGCGACGACCTCGCCGACGTGGGTGATCGCCACGGGCAAGGGCAAGGATAAAGCCATGTTGCGCGGATCGTATCCGTCGCCAGCGCCAACGGGTGCGGGGCTTCGTGAGGTGTTGATAAAGGGCGGCGACGCCGAAACGGTCGCACACCTGACCGCGCTCGCGACGCGTCGATGGCGCCAGGAACAACGCAAACAAAAGGCATACAACATCGAAGTACTGCAGTCCGCGACGTGGCAATACGGCCGCGACTATTTTCTCGGGGACCTGGTGACCGTGTCGCCAGACTCGATCAATTCATTCACCCGCAAGGTATTCGGCGTCACACTCGCCGGCGATTCGTCGGGCGTACAGGAGGTGCAGATTGACCTCGCAAACCCCTAACAAAGCCGCAATGGTAAACGGTCGGCTGGTGCAGCTGGAACGTGGCGACAATGCGATATACATCAGCCTCACCCGCACCTCGACCCTAAGCATCACGACCGCCGGGGTGATCGTGACGTGGCAATCTCTTATCGACGCCGGCTGTGCGGCGTCGTGGAGCGGGTCGAATATTACGGTCCCGGTATCGGGGTATTATTCCCTGACACTAAAAGGCACGCTATCAACAAAGGACGCCATTTATGGCGACGTAATTCTAAACGGTGCCGAGGTATGCAGCATGGGGACGCATGATGGCAAGGATGCCAAGTTCCGACTGACCGCGACCCGATTCTATAAAGCCGATGACGTCGTACAAATCAAACTGACTACCAAGACCGGAACGCACACCCTCCAGGTTGTGACCGAAGATAGTGCAGGGGAGTCGCCAATATGTCACATGGTCCTATTGTGATTTACAAAATATACGACCCGCTGACAATCACGTACGAGTACTATGACGCGTACGGTGCATTGTATGCAGTCGTCCCCGCTGATGCCATCGTGTCGGAGCGGCCGTATACCTATGACGAGGCAATGAGCGCACTACGCAAGGAGCGGACCCGTCGCCTCGAGGCGTGCGACTATACCCAGCTGGCGGACGTCGGCATCGATCCCGACACGGTCGAGGCCTGGCGGGTGTATCGGCAACAACTGCGGGACATCACCGACGGGCTAGTGTGGAACGTCACCACGTGGCCGGACAAACCGGTATAATGACGATGTCGCGGTGTCCTATTCTTGGCAGAACTGCACCGCGACAACTATGCTATAATTAATCATCCGACGCGGCATCCTTTCACCGTATCGGGTCACCTAACTCCGCACGAATGTCGCTCCATATGGGGCGGCATTCGTGTATAATCAGACTACTCCCGGGATGTCCGGGTATTATCCCGTATACTATGCATCGAACCCCATGCAGGCTAGTGCATGGGGTTCGGTGTCTGCTTTTTACAGTTCCCGCAGCATTTGCGCGCTACGTCTGCGATCAACCGTCGGTCGTCACCGAGCAGGGCGAACAATCGGGCAATGAGTACGATATCTAATGACCGGCTGTATTCGCGTCTGCATTGTATCACGAATTCGACCCGGCGGGTATTGCGAATAATCTCATTGTCAAACAACAAATATTAGTACTTGACACGCTATACAGTATAGTTTATACTACGGACGGGTTAGGAATTGACTACATGAAAGGTAACGACCATGAGCGCAGCAGAGTACATCGCCAAGGGTGACCGCATCGGCCAGATGATGACCGCAATCACACAACGCCACATCCGGAACGGCAACTGGGCACGGGTCACAATCTTGACCGGCCGGCTCGTCAAGCTGTACACCCACCTCGACCGGGTGGTGTCGATGGACGCTGGCAACTAGATCAACGCATACGGCGCCCGGCGAATGTCGGGCGCCAGATAGGAGCGAACACCATGGCATCTGCAGGATTCAACATCAACGACTATGTCACCGTAGCCGACCGTGTCGCGATGGCGCACGCCGAGGGATGGATTCAGTCTATTCTGACCGAGGCCCCGGTCATGATGACCGCAACGATGGGGTACATCCGCGCGACCGTCACATTCACCGACGGGACCCGGGCCGATGGGATCGGGTCGTTCCGCCTCGATGACACCGCACGCAACGCACAGAAAACCAACCCGCTCGAGGATGCCGAGACATCCGCGGTCGGGCGGGCCCTGGCATTCCTGGGGATGGATACCAAACGCCAGAAGGTCGACGTCAAACCACCGGCCCGGCGGTCCATTGCCAGCGCTGAAGAGGTCGCCATCGCCAAGGGTCGCGGCGATCTCCAGAACGTGCTGTCGATGGAAAAAACTATCAAGGCGGTCCGCGACCTGCACGCACAGGTCGTCGCGGCCGGGGTCACCGTCGAGCACGAGCTGGCGGGATTGGCCATCGATCAGCTGGCATATGACGAGCTGATCACCTACGGCAAACACCTCCGCACCCTGGTACCACGCTAAACAATCGACCGGCGCCCGGCAATCGTCGGGCGCCAGACAGGAGAGAACGCCATGCACATCACCGAACCACGATTCCAACTCATGCAGCGATTGACCGTCTCGATACGTGCGGTCAGTGACGAGCGGGTACTGCGTACCGAGACTCTCATCGCGGCCCCGTCTCGACCCCTGGCGCGTCGCGTGATCGCCATGCTGGACTATGCCGACATCGAGTACGGGACACGCACGTACGCCGACATTCGCAACGACCAGGGGCAAGACATCCGACCGGCCGAGTCAGCCTGGTACCTGGTGACCAGATCGTGTCGGTCGATGAATAAACAATCATGAGGAGGGCGGAACCAATGGAAAACGTGATCGATTGGGAGTGGGTGCGGTCAGACGACACCGAGATGGAATTCACCCTGGTACTGGGGACGACGGAACGGATCGCCAGCTACAAAACGAACGGCCACATCGTCAACCTGGAAAACCTCGTCAAAATCCCGCGGCTGATGCAGTCGCACGTCGATTTTGTCATCATCAAACTGGGGTGCGGGTGCGAGTGGAAGGCGACGAGCCAGACCCAGGGCGTGAACCGCATCTGTGATCAGCACTACATCCGGGACATCGTCGACGATGCGGAGGCAATCATCGATGCAGCGGAGGCAACCATTGCCAACGATTGACAACGACATCCGCCAGGTCGTCGAGGAGCTGGCGGAACTCCTCCGACGGTCGGCGGGTGCATATCCAACACCACGGCAGCGCATCCGTATCAAACAACTCACCGCGCGTCGGATACTACTGGCCCGGGTAATAATGCAACGCAACAAAGAACACCAGGAGGTAACACAATGACCGAACAGACGATCAACGAACAGATTCAGGCACTATTCAGCGACTACCGCGAACTGCAGTCCGAAATATTTGCCCTCGAGGCAATGGCGGACGAGAAAAAAGCGGCACTCAAACAGGCAGCCGTCGCGCTGGGTGGCAAGATCGCAGTCAAGGGCTACGGCAGCGCCAGCGTCATCCCCGCGAGCACGTCGCACAGCTACGACACCAAGCGCATCGACGAGCTGATGGCACGGGCCCTGGTCGATGGCGATATGCACACCGCGACCGCAATCGCCCAAGCGCGCAAAGAGACCACCCGGTCGGAATCGTTCCGCGTGGTGTTGGAAAAATGACCATCAACTGGCGAGAGGAGGGCGGCGCGCTCCACGCGCGCCACGTCCTCGATCCCCGAACCCTGTATCTGGCGATGGTGATGCAGGCCCACCAGGGCGAATGGTACGCCATCATCATCCTGGCGCAAACCGGCAAGCGGTCGAAGTTCCGCGGCGAGTCTCGGAATCAGTGCATCGATTGGGTGACCGCATACATCGACGAGCAATCGAACACAGGCCCAAAGGATTAATCGTGGCAACCATCATCACCGGAATCATTATTATCGTCGCGGTATTCATCCTGAGTACCGCCATCACAACCAACTGGAGATAGTCATGAAAATCACCGTACAGTACGCGTCAGTCCGACGTGATCCGAACCTCGAGCGGGCAATCATCACGTTCACCGATCCGAGAAATAAACGGTACCGGGTGACGACTGCATACCTGGAACAATTCGACCACTACGACACGACGGTCGAGGTCGAGGTCGGCGGCGACTGGGTCCCGGTCAAGGGCTGGACCCGGATAACCCGCAACCTCGACGGCGGCCAGGGCATGGCGCAATATGAACACCACGCCGCGATCGGGCGAGTCGTTGCGGCCCTGTGGCAATTCCAGAAAATCGCGGGGGAGTAGTATGCCATCGATGACCTACGAACGCGCGCTATACCATGCGCAGCGACTCGGGGCACAATTCCAACAGGATATGTGGGATCGTCGCATCACGTGTCGCGAGCTGGGGGAACGCTACGGCATGGACCGTACCACCGCGTGGGACATTCGCCGGGTGTTGGTGCCAGCACTGCATCGGAAGACCCGCATCGTCGTCACCGACGAGATGGCGGCTATTTTTGCCACGTCTCGATCGTCGAAAAGTATCGCGCGCGAACTACGCATCCCATACGCTACCATCCTACGACTACGACGCCAGACGATCGGCGAGGAGCGTATGCGGACGGTCAGCTATGCCAGCCGTAAAAATCCAAAGCGACAACGACCGGCGAACCCCCAGCTCCCAACGAATCCCGGGTGGTACCTGGGTCGGACCGTCGCACAGGCGGCCCGCGAGCTGGGGCTCCCGTACTGGACCGTGTCGCACCACGTCAAACGATTCGGCATCGAACATCGGAGGTATCGATGAAAAGAGAAACCGCACAGGGCTACGTCGACCGACTGGGGTCGACGTTCCATGCCATGATCACCGACCCCGGGGTGCAACTGCACAAAATCGAAAAGAAATACGGCATCAGTCGCGCGACCCTGTTTAACATCCGGCACCTACTAAACAACACGACGCCAAAACCGCACGTTAGAAACGTTGCCATTACGCCCGAGATGATAGCGCTATTCAAATCTGATTTATACAATCACCAGGTAGCGAAAAAAATCGGGATGACACTGAATCAGGTAAACCACCATCGGAGCAAATACCGACCAAATACGAAGATTCGATCGCTACGGTACGACGGTCCGACCGTGGCGCTCCTGAAATCTGACCTACCGACTAAGGATATCGCCCGGGCACTCCAGGTCGGCATACCGGCGGTGTGCAAAAACAGAAACGCACTCCTAAACCGTGCGACAACGTACAAGCGACTACCGCTGACCGCTGACCTCGTTGCTCGCGTGTATGCGTGCCCCGATCCCCAGACCGCCACCCTCGAGACGGGGGTGTCGATATTTACGACTAAGGCCCTGTTCGTTCGACGGAAAATCAAAGCCGGCGACCTGCAAACAGTCACCCGCAGAAACAAACTGGCGGACCGGTTCCCGACCGACCCGACCTGGTGGGCAGCGCGCACCCAAAAACAAATATGCCAGCAGCTGAAGGTCAGCCCCGGCGCGGTCTGGTACCATGCAGCGACCCGCGGTTACACGTACAAAGGAATGCAGAAAATTGAAGCGTAGCAAAACAGAACCCAGGCTCCCGTTTACCGAAGAGTACTACAGCGCCCGCACCGACAACGGCGAATGGTACACACCGGCACCAATCATCGAGCGCGTCAAGACCGCACTGGGCGGAACAATCGACCTTGACCCGTTCACCTGTGCAGAGGCGCAGCGGATCGTCCAGGCGCGTCACCACTTCACACGCGAGACGGACGGCATACGCAGCGAATGGCCAGTCGGTCGAACGCTGTTTGCGAATCCTCCATATGCGCGGATCGTGATGGGCGAATGTGTACACCGCGTGGTCGTCGAGTACGGGCTCACGTGGCACCACGGCATCATCCTGGTGAACAACGCCACCGACGCGGGGTGGTTCCATGAGCTCCTCGGCATCGCCGACGCTATGTGCATATTCGCGCGTCGAATCCAATTCACGCAGCCCCAGGGTATGACGGTCGACCGCAATACACGCGGACAGGTGGCGATATACGTCGGCTACAGCGAGCGGCAAAGATTCCGCGAGGCGTTCGAAGATATAGGCAAGATTTGCGAGTTTTAAAACTCGTCGGAAATTGCTCAAAATTGCTATTGACACGCTATACTACAATCGCTATACTACAGTCAGTTAGGAAGCAATCAACGAAAGGCCCCCACAATGAACAAGCACATCACATCAATCATGAGCCGCTACGAAGAAATGTCCGAGATGGAAATCGCCCAGGCATACAACGCCACCCGACAAGACCTCAACAACCTCCGCGGCCTGCTCCGCACCACCGACGAAGCCTCCGAGCAGTTCGCACTCATCAAGGCCACGATGAAGGCCAACGTCAAGTTGATGGACGTCCTGTTCGCCCAGGCCATCACCCTCCGCTCCGCTGCCAACGCAGCCGGCCGATAAAAAGGAGTATGCAATGATGAAGCCCATCACCCCAGAACAGGCAGCCGAAATGACCCGAACCGTCGTCACCCGTAGCGATTCGTACATCGCATTCGCCCGAGAGGTCGCCATCGCAACCGGTGACCCGCTGGCGTATCGCGTGTACGACGACGAGATGGTCCGCCGGATGTTCGCCAACCTGCGACCCCTCGACCCGGTGCCAACGTGGGACCAGGTCAACCCCGGAATATAATCTATGTTATTGTACGGGGCGGTCTACGGACCGCCTCGTATTTATTGGAGGTAGTCATGCCACGAGGACCAGATGGCGCGCCACAGATTCGGCGACTAAAGACAAATAACTATGTACAGGTGACCGCCAGTATGGACCGTGAGGCACTGGAGGCCCTCGACATCCTCGTCGCTCGTCTGGGTCGACGCGACCGAAAACGGCTGACCGTATCATCAGCGATTCGCAGTGCGGTCGTATACATGGAGCGGGCAACGCGGGACGGTGAGGAATGAGGCTAGAAGATCTGTACGGCGAGCGGCGCTGGGTATGCTACGGTACCGACAAAATACCCGTCGACCCGATCACCGGTCGCTACGCATCGACCACCAACCCCAGCACCTGGGGCACGCACGATCAGGCGACCGCCACCATGTTGCGACGTGGCCTGGCGGGTGTCGGTATCGTCCTGACCGGCGACGGTATCGTCGGCATCGACCTGGACGACTGCATCAAACCGAAAGACGGTGCAGAGGGCACCGAGTACACCGCGGAACCATACGCGCGCTATTTGTTGGGGCTGGCGCCATCGTATGCGGAATTGTCGCCCTCGGGCACCGGTATACACATCCTGGGGCTGGCCACCATCCCCAAGGCTATCAAAACCCACCTAAACGGCATCGGGGTCGAGGTGTACGACCGGGCCCGGTACCTGACCGTCACCGAACAACCCGTCGCCGGGCACGACATCGCCATGGTCAACATACAACACATCGTCGACGCCGTCGCGGATGAGATCGACGAGCTGGCCAAACCCAAGCCGACCGTCCATCACGACGCACCCGTCGGCACGTCCGACCGATTCATCGAAACCGTTGTACAACGACGCATCGAGGCCGCGGTCCAGATGGTCACCGCAGCGCCAGACGGACAACGCCACAACACCCGACTCCGTGCCGCTCGTCTGATTGGCGGCTACCTGGAGGCCGCACAACGCGAGGGCGTCACGGTCCTGACCGATGACGAGGCGATCCGCATTTTGATGGACGCACGCCCACCCAGTCAGGGGTCACAACGATCCGAACGACGCGCCATCGAGGCTGGCATCGCATACGGTCGATCGTCACCCGTCGAACTCCCCAAGCCGACCACGCCGACGGCCAAACCCAAGCGCACCGCCACCCGCACCGCTCCCGTCGACCCTGTCGCACCCGTCGACGAGCCGGCGACCGATGGCGAGGATGACGTCCACCTCACTGACCTGGGGAATGGCAAACGACTTGTGACCGCATGTGGCGATCGGCTATGCTATGTCAGCGAATGGAAGCAATGGCTGGTATGGGACGGCACCCGGTGGGCACGGGGTGACGACGCCGGCGTGGTCAAATTGGCGCATGCCGTCGTTCTGGGGATATACAAAACCCTCGCCGACCTCCCGACCCTGGAACAACGCGAGAAGGCATTCAAATGGGCGCAGGCGTCCGAGTCCGCGATGCGCATCGATGCCATGATAAAAAGTGCCCGACCCTACCTGACCCGCAGGCCTGGCGAGTTCGATACACACCCGCACCTGTTGAACTGTGTAAACTGCACCGTCGATCTGCGCACGATGCAGACACACCCGCACAACCCGACCGACATGCTGACCCGGGTCGTCCCGGTTCCGTACGTCGACGTCCCGATCTCGCCGCGGTGGTCTGCATTCCTCCGAACGATATTCCAGGGCGATGATGAACTGATCGACTACGCACAGCGGGCCGTCGGTTACACCCTGACCGGCCAGACTGACGAGCACTGTTTATTTTTCTGTTATGGCGATGGCGCCAACGGTAAATCGACCTTTATGCGGGCCCTGGAATTGATCGCCGGCGAGTATTCCGCGGTGGCCAGTGTCGAGGCGCTCCTCGAGAAGCGTGGCGACGGCGACGGGGCGACACCGACCATAGCCGGGCTCGTGGGTAAACGTTTGGCCATGGCGCAGGAGATGCCAGACGGCAAACGGTTCGACGAGTCCCTGATTAAGTCCATCACAGGCGGCGACGCCATCACCGCGCGCGTCCTGTATGGTTCCCCGTTCACATTCCGACCGTCTCACACCCTATGGATAACCGGCAACCATAAACCCCGTATCGTCAGCACTGACGTCGGCATCTGGCGTCGTATTCGGATCGTCCCGTTCACCGCAAACATTCCAGCCGATCAGCGGCGCGACTCCCGGGAGTTCGATGCGCAATTCCTCGAGGATGCGTCTGCAATCCTCCAGTGGGCAGTGCTGGGGGCGTTCCTGTGGTATAAAAACGGGATCGGCACCTGTGCGGCCGTCGATGCAGCCACCCGCGAATACCGCGGCGAGGAGGACCTGGTCGCCCGATTCGTCCAGACTGTTTGTACCGTCGGGCCATCGATGACCGTACGCAAAGACCGATTATACGCAGCCTGGAAGGAATGGGCCGAGGACGAGGGCGAACGGTCTGCGTCGTACAAATCGCAGCGCTGGCTCGTACAGCAGTTGGTCATGCGCAAAATCATCACGCACGATCGACTGAATGTGCGGGGGCTGGGAATAGTCGACGATGCGCATCAGGATGCCGAAGAAAAGCGATACACCCGTGGTCAGATGCGACGGGGCGAGGTGTAGACATGTGCATTAAGTCA